CAACTGATGTATATGAATATCTTGTGCTACCTTAATGTATGGTAACAATAACTCTACATCTACATTACCATTGATAGTAGTAGATTTCTTTATAGTGTCCTCACTTACAAATAATACTGCCATATTAGTATATGTTATTTAGTTGGCTAATTGCTTTAGATAAAAATTTAAGTCTTTCTTCAATACCATCTTTAGCTTTACGCAAGTCATCATCTAAACCAAAAGTATCTCTAGTATATCCTAATTCTTGTAGTGCTTTATCTAACTTTTTTTCCATAGATAAAACTTCTTTTAACTTAGATTTATATTTATTCTCTACTTTTTCTAAGTCCATACGAGCAGTATTGACTGACCTTAAAGCATTATCTTCTGCATCACCTAAATCAATGTATTCAGAATAAAGTTTTTTGACATCGTTAGCTATGCTTAACTCTACCTTATGCGTGTCTAGTTCTATACCATTGAATAGTTTACCTAGTGCTATGTTTAATTCTTTATTGTTCATTTTAGCTTTTATATATAAAGTTATAATATCTTACATAATCATCAAATGCTTTAAGCATACTATCTGTACCAGCTTCTATACCACCTACATCGACTTTTACACCTAATTCTTTAGCTTGGTCTTTTAGTTTTTTTTATGTCTTTTAATATTTGTTTAGATAATTCACTACCTTGTACGCTATCTTGCACACCTTTATTTGCAGTATTTTTCAAAGGCACAACGTGGCTTTCTGTATTATCCATTATTTTGTTTAATCTTTTGTAGTCTGCTTCTATATCATTTAATAAAGATAACTCTACCTTTTCAGACTTTAGGTTAAGTCTGTTTTGTTCTTCACTTAAATTCTTAAAGTAATTCATTTTAATATCCTTTTTTATTTTCTTATAAAACCTTTATCTGCTCTACGCTTTGGTGCGATAGCAACACTTCTTTCACTTTTCTTTTGTGGTTCAGGCTTAAACCCAGCACTTCTAGCTTTAGCAACACTTACAACCTTATCTGTATTAAGTGGTCTTTCTCCCATCTTAGTTACATATATTCTACGATACCATCTATGATGACAATTACCACCACCTTTATACAACCATATAGAGTAAGTATCTGCACCACCAGCACCCCAACCTTTATTTACAGGCATTTTACCCATTCTTAGTATATCCTCTTTACGATATACTTTGTTAGCTGATAACATCTTCTTGCAAAACTCTCTACTATTGCCCTCTTCTTTTCTCTTTAAACCTTTATCTTCATTGTAGTAATATCTTACTCTATAAAGGTTACCCTCTCTATCAGTACCATCTTGTTCAGATTTTGCTCTTGGTATTGCTCTACCTGTATTAGCTAATTCTAATTTTTCTAAGTTGTACTCAAAATCGAAATCAGGGTGTTCGCCCTCTGCATCATCTTCATCAACTAACTCCCAATTATCTAAATCCTCATCTTCACCAAATTCAGTCAAGAACTTATCTAACTCTGTGTATTCAGCTAGGTTTTGTTCTTCGGCTACTGCTTCTTCGTTTTTCTCTAATGGCTCATATCCTAGTTCCTCTCTAATCTCATCTTGCGTAAGAACTTCTTTCAAAGTTTCAGCATCAAACATAGAATTTAAAGGCTGCACGTCTTTTATGCTCAATGGTATGGTAACACCATTTATTGCTAAAAGTTTCTTAAACGTCTTTAAAAGCTGATTTTGGAATGGTTTTACTACACTATTCATATATAACTCATACGCTTGTAGTAATTCGTTGCGACCACCTAACTGCCCCTCTGTCTTAACACCTAATAGCATAGGACTTGTTACCCTATGACCAATCATAATGTTTTGTATCGTTAGTTCGTTAAGTACTGTGTATTGCTTGTCTGCATCAGATACTGCGATAGGTACTATTTCAGGCTTACTATTTGCATCATCACTAAATGTCAATACAAACTTACCAGCGTTGTTAGCACCTGTGAATTTATTAGCTATCTGTCTTTCTATCTGTACTCGTTCCTCTCTTGTTGGTACTCCGTTAGCGAAGTTAATAAAGTACGAGCCACTAAAACCATTAGTGATATTGTTTAAGTGAAAGTCAGATGTAAGGTTATCTATCTGTATCCAATTCGTACTAGCTACATAATCAGGAGTGTGGTACAATTCCATCGCTGGAGAGTATAAACCACTATATAATAATTGGCTACCCTCACTTCTATCCATCATATTAAATGGTGCTATGTGCTTGGGTGCGTATTCTTTCTTTCTGTATTGTGTCCAATCAGAGCATAAGTAATAGCAAGGTACTTTACCATCTTGGTCAGGCACTCCAATTCTTACTTGCTCAACAGGTATGTGGTGTAGTTCAGCTATCTTAGTCTTATCCTTAGACCATATTACATTAATAGCGTATGCACCTTGTAGTTTTAAATCAAAGGCTAACTTAACAAATAGTTCGTGTGCGCTTTCTTGTCCGTTTACTGCTGCTAGAAACTTCTTTAACTCTACATATTGTGCAAGGTCTTTACTATCCTCACATATAAAGTCCTCACCAGCTATCATAGCACTTGTAGCATTAACGATAGCAGCATTGGTAGCACTATTGTTATATAAATCTATTATATATTGTGGGTAGTTGTTTTTGTACTCACCATCGCCAAAGCCAATCCAATCAGCACCATTTACTTCAACGCTTTTAGGTTGTACTTCGTTTGTTAGATTTATATTTATTAGTCTTTCTTTCATTAGAATTTATATAAGTTATAGTCTAATCCCATAAATGAGTGTACTCCGTTACCATCTATGTTTACAGAGTATGTTTTCCAACCTCTAGGGTGGTCGTATTCTAGTACCTCTGCTTCTGCATCTTTAGGTTCTAAACCTTTCCATAACACATCAACGTGGTATTTGTCAGATAGTATAGGTGCTTTAGTTTCTTCACCTTCTTCATTGTATTCACCTTGCTCTAAGACGATATAACCAAGTCTAACGACACAATGCTTGTGTGTTGGGTATGTGTTACCATCTACATCAGTAGATACCCCTAAAGCGTTTATTTTGCTTTCTGCTTGTTCTAAGCTGTCAAACTCGTATTTACCTATCTTCTTCATTAGCTTGTTAAATTTGTAAGTTCTGTATCACTTAAAGCCTCATTAAATACTGCTACTGCTTTGCATTTTCCGTAGAAGTTTAAATTATTTCCATTAAAATTTAATTCATCTAAAGAGTTTGCAGTATTTGTAGTACCACTATTATCTGTGGCTACTTCTACTCCGTTTATCCATAAAGCAAAATCATTAACTTTATATTTAAAAGCAACTTTATTAAAGTCTGTTTGTGTATAAGCATTACTTTGGATAAATACTTGAGTTGAACCTCCTACTTTTGATAAAGCAGAAATATATCCATTTGTATCAAAGTATAATCTGACATCATTGTTAGTACTTCCATCACTTAATGAAATATATTTTTTTATTCCATCTTCTGCCAAAGCAGCTATCTCTGCATATAACACACCCTCTGTACTATTTATTAACGTACTATTACCACTACCTGTTAGTGTTTCTGTTGCTCTTGTAACTGTACTACCCGTTAGTGTTGGTATGTATGATGTAGCGTAGGATAAGGCTTCTACTTGTGCGCCCCATATATATAGTGAGCCACTATATGAACCTGCAATAGGATAAAAATATATAGAAGATGTTGTTGCAGATGTATTAAATTCAAAAGAAACTCTAGTCCATTCAGTATTAGAAATTTGACTATAATAACTAGAACTTAAAATGTCTGTTCCATTAGTAACATCATAAACTCTATATTCTACATTTGTTGCGTCTAAATTTTTCACATAAAATGATGCTGAATATTGAGTTGAAGATGCGACTGTAAGTGTATATCTTAATTGAGCATAACCACTAATAAAAGTAAATTTGTCAGCATTAATTTCTCCACTAGGAGATGCTGTTGCATTAGGCAAAATAGTTCCATTAACCAATGCCCACTCACTAAAGTCCTCACTATAAGTAACTAGATTAGTAGAAGTAGGCTCTAACAATATATGACCATTCTCTCCATTACTATCATAGTTTATTCTAGCTAAATCTACTTCTTCACTAAATGTAATGTCTTTTACTGATATGTTGTCTATTGAGCCTATAAAATTTTGAGAATATAGTCTAAATTCAGTTTGAGATAAGGAAGTAAAATATGCTACATAACTATCAATACCGTTAAATGCTTGTGTTTCACCATAATATACAGACTCTAATGCAATATTACCACTTGTGTAATCAACAATATCAAAAGATAATTTATATATTTTATTTGTTTGTAAAATTGTTTGTTTTAATTGTTGTCCATAATTAGAACCTATACTTGTAACCTTACCATCTTCTATACTCCAACCTGTACCTAAACTCCACCTATCGTTAGGGTCTACTTGTTGTACTGATATGTTGTCTATTTGAAATTCACCAATAGCATCATTACAAAATATTCTTATAGAACCATTATCTGCATTTGCAGTATAATAAACTTCATAATCTACAAATGAACTTGTAATGTTATCAGTAAATATTACATAACCATTTTGTGTTAATCTTAAATTTACGCCGCCACTTATATTTTTAGCTTTAAAAGAAATTTTGTAGGTTTTGCCATTTACAAAAGAAATATTTTGGCTTATATTTTCAGTATGCCAATTACCATTTTCTGTATTATTAGAATTTAAAGCACCATCTACAATAGTTGCGTAATCACCACCATTTACACTCCAATTATCTAAATTTGGGAAATCTCCATCAGTAACTTCTTCATCACCCAACTCCTCAAAATCACCATTAAGTACTAATTCAGGGTCAGTAATACTCTGCATATCTTGTACTAAACCATCAGAGTTTATTCTTGTAGCACTACTTGCTCTATCGAAGTCAAAGTCTGATGATACGTCTATTACTGATACGTTGTCTATTGAGCCTATAAAATCTGCATCAGCTTGTATGTATAAAATATCATTTGGAGTTGCAGAAGTTACTTCAACATTCCTTGTATATGTGCCATTAGCATTTTCTTTAGGGTATGTTCCTACTGTTGTATTAGTTGGATATACTTGCACACTTCCATTTACATAATTACTTATAGTAAAAGTTATTTTATAAGTTTTGCCTGATGCACTAGGCAATACAGATGATTGTGATAAACTAGAATTTCCTACTTGCGTGCCATCACTACTAGCTTTTCCATTAGCAATTGACCAACCTGTACCTAAACTCCAATCACTATCAGTATCAAACGCACCATTAGTTACAAGTTCATCACCTGTATAAGTCTTTACAGAGTGTACCCTTGCATTACTTGTTGCAGTAGGAGTAAGTAGTATAGATGCTTTGTCTAGTATATCAGCATCATCTATTGGCTTAATAGTAGATTTAGATGCACTACCATTCTCATAGTACGTTGCCCTACCTCTTAACGCAGATAATAAGCTATCTATGGCATCGCCTAGTACTCTCTTACCTATGCTTAATGCTAAACCTAGTCCTAACATATATTAGTTGCTATATCCTACTGCTACTCCACTTGTTAGTGTGATGTCAGTAATGTTCAAAAATAAAACTGTACCAGCAGCTATCGTTGTTCTTAATATTGCTGGGTTTGCACTACCACTTTCTAAGTCAGAAACAGAAATAGCATTGATAACGCTTTCTGTTACAAAGTGTACTGCATAAAAGTCTTGTGATGTTACTGCCGATGTGCTAATTAGGAATGGTTTACTTTTCTTACCTAATTGCTCGTTTAATAAATCTGTTGTATTTTTTACTGCCATTTTATTATTTTATATTTAATTTCTTGCTATTTTAGATGTTTGCTTTGCAATTTGTTGATAGTCTTTAGCTTCTTTTTTATACAATTCTACTTCTTTTGGTGTATCTATACCAATTTTATTAGATGCTTGTTCTATATCATTACACAATTCTAATAATCGTTTAGACTGTTCATTTAAAATTTCACTAAAAGATTTTAATGCTGTTCTTTTTTTTAAGAAATCACTTTCTATATCTAATAATTTTCTATTAGTATCTCTAACAACTTTAAATTGTTTTTTAATATCGTCCATTAAGGCTAAATCTACCTTTTGTGTTTTTAGCGTAATTCTATCTAATTCGCTTTTTGCTTTATTTTCAAAGTTTAAATCCATTATATACTTATATATTGTGTGTTACTATTTGTTGTATTCTTATTGCTTGTAGGTGTGTATTGAGTGTATGATACCTCTGTTACATCAGCATCTTTTACTAATGCCTTACCCCTCTCTATAATCTGATTGTCATTCAAGGTGCTATCATTAGTTAAATCGTTAGTGGCAACTTGATACACTACATAAGTGTAAAAACCCTCTGCACCTAAACTAATATCTACACCCTCTGTAAATTCTACTATGCTATATCTTGGCTCTACTTGTTCGGTAGGATTAAGATAGTAGCTTACTTTAGTCATATCGTTGGTAAACTTAATAAAAATATATGGACTTAATGGCAACTTTTTCTTACTTGTAAGATTAAAGTATAACTCATTTTCTACACCTTGATTTATTACTACCATAATATAAAATATAAAAAACTATGTTTTATTTACAATTAGTCAAAAAAAAAGTGGGATAAACCCACCTTTTCTTTAAATTATATTAGTAATTACGAAATAGTTACTGAAAAATCACCATTATCAAATGGTTCAGTAGTATAGTCTGCAACTACTAAAGCTGCACTATCTTCCATACCTACGAAACTTAAATCGTATCCGTTCATATCACCAAACGCTACACCACTATTTGCAGTACCTGTTGTTAACTCCATACCATTAGTAACACCTAAGCAAAAGATAACTCTTTTACCAGCAGAATTAGTACCATTTGTTTCAACAAATACTAACAATCTGTTTTGTGCCAATAATTTAATTTCGTTTTGGTCTGCTACACTTAGTTTGTGTAGTTTTACGTTTACTGATGGCTCATAAAATACTGTACCATTCTCTGCACTTGCAGTAACTGTTTCAGTAAATGAAGCAGTACCCCTTACTACGTTGTATTTAAACAAGTCCGTAGTAATATCCAAGTCAGAAACAGAACCAGCACTATGAGTAACAGTAGCATCTTCTAGTTGTGCAAAATAAACTGCTCTAACACCACCGATGATGTCTTTACAATCTAATGCTCTACCTGTTGTTAATTCACAAGCCATATTCTTTTGTTTTATTAGTTAAGGGGGGCGTTAACCCCCCTGTACTTATTTTAATTATGATTGGTGTACGATGTCTGCACCAATACCGTGCTGGCAACCAGCCGTAAATTTAGCCACTACCCTTAAATTATCGCTTCCATCTAGTGAACTCATATCTAACATACGAATTTCAGAGTGGTCAGAGATTAAGTCTGTACCGAAGAATAGGTTAGATTTTTGTGCTGCTACCATTTGGTTGTCAGGCATACCTTGACAAACTGCAATCTTAACACCCTCAAATTCAGGAGTGTACTGCCCCATATGATTGAATGGGAATGCAGATAAAGCAGAAATAGCAGAAATATAAAAACGATAAGTTTTAGCGTTCATATAAATATACAAATCTTCTTTAGTGTAGATTGTAGATGGTACGGCAGCAACTAAGTCTTGCAACTCACCAATTACGTTGTCAGCATCATAAGCACCAGCAGCACTATCAGTACCAACTGTACCATCGTTAGCAAAGTAACCTGTACTAGCAGTAAGGAAACCCTCGAACTGACCAGCAGTAGCCTCTGCACCACTCCATATAGAAGTTTCTACTGCATCAGCAATAGTGCCACTTAGGTAAGACATTACAAAAGCAGTAAAATCACCACTCATATCTCTGTTGTGCGCACCAGCTCTCATTTGAGCAGCTTGCCAATCCTCTAGTAAGTCTTTCTTACAAAGGTCAACATTGATTTGTAATTCTTTTGGGTTTAGTACTCTCTCTGTTAAAGTTAGTGTACCAGCATCAGTGAAATCACAAGATGCGTTACCTACTAAAGATGCACCAGCAACCTTAGTAATATTTCTTTTGAATTTTACATTCTCTAGTACGTTTAAGTATTCTAAAGATGTAGCAGATTTTAACGCAGCAGCTATATACTGACCAGCGTGTTCACCTGAATAGTTTGAAGTAATATCGAAACTCATTTTTAATTATTTATTTAGGTTATACATATATTTCTCTTGTGCAGATAACTTAGCGTATTCTGCTTTGCTTAATTCTACTTTCGTAAAATTGTTGGTGGCAAACTTTCGTGCTTTGATAGGCTCTGCACTAGGCTCACTACCTAATTCGTTTACTTGCTTAGATAACTCTACGTTTTCTGTTTGCAAATCAACTATGTTTTCATCTTTAGCTAAATTCTCACCTCTTAGTTCGTCTAATTCAGCCTTGATTGTATTTAGTTCGCTAGTAACATTTTCTAGTAATTCTCTTACTACGTTACCAACTTCTTCAAGCATAGTTTCATCAGTAGTAGTTTCTTCTTCCATTTCTACTTCTTCTTCTTCTTTTTGCTCAACTTCTTCTTCTTCTTTAGCAGATACCTCTGTTACTACACCATTCTCATCAGTAGTAAACTCTGTACCATCTTCTAAAGAGTAAGTACCTTGTGGCATTGGAGTTTGCTCACCATCTTCTGATAAGATGTTAAGTACTACACCCTCTGCTAACTCATCTGCTTCTGATACGATAATAGTACCATCTGCTAACTTAGCTTCGTAAGCTAACTTTACTTCTTGTTCTTCGGTATCTATACCTAAAGCAACTTTTATGCGTTCTTTTAAATCCATTTTTCTATATTTTTGGTAATTTATTTACAAATTTTATAAAAGTATCTGCATCACTTTGTAAATTGTCAGACATTCTTATAGTGTTATTATATAGTGAATAATCTAGTAAATCATTTTGGTTTAAATCTACACCTAATTCTTTAGCTAAACTTCTTGCTTTTTCTACTTTCTGTTGAACATTACCCTCTGCTTCTCTTAGTTTTTTTGCATAATCTCGCATATTATCAATACTACCTTTTAATTGATTTGTAGCTTTTTCCACTTCTCTTAAAGGTACATACGCATTATCCATAAAATTTTCTGCTTCTTTGCGTAGTTTTACAAATTTTTCTAATTCTTTTTTTGCATCATCTAATATTGCAAACTCAACTTTTTCAGCTTTCTTGAACTTTCTAAGTTCGTTGTAAAATTTATTCTCCATAATATAAAATATAAATAAGTTTGATTTGTTTTATTTTCGGTCTATTTGGTCTAGCTTTTTTATTGCCCACTCTACACCACTCGTACCACCCCAAGCATCGTACATTATACCACCACAACCCTCGCTATATGGTACGTCTTTATGTTGTTCGTGTCTTTTAAATGATGCCATACGAGCAATAGTATCTCTGCTTATAGGCTTTTTATCTGCTAGTTGTCTTGCTCGTGTCCAACCTACCTTAGTGCCACAATCGCTACCATTTTCTTCTTTGTACTTAATAGCTTTCTTAGCGTTGTTACTAGCACTATCAGGATAATCGTTATAGCTTTCTAAATCTAATATATCTGCTAATGCTAATAGTATTTCATCATCAGTAGGCTCTTGCTCTTTGCTTAATGTTTCCATCTTATCGACAAAATACCCCTCTATACTCAAACCTTTTAACTCGCCACTCTTAATGCGTTCCCATACCTCATCGTTGTTTACTCGCATAGATACAAACCAAGTACCCTTTGGCAATTCATAACCATATAGGTTGCTCTTATCGTTTTTGCTATCTTCTACTATCCAACTCTCTACTGTATGCACCCCTGTAACCTTTTCTTCGTGTTGTAAGGTCGCATTGTTAGTGTTTTGGTGCTTCATATACGCTTCGGCAGCCTTACGGACTGTATCAGCAGTAAAATACACATAATAGTTTCTATCTTTGTTAGCATCGTATCTGTATATCTGCTTGTAGGGTATCAAAGCTGGACTAACAAGTAGTCGTTCTTCTTCGTTTACCTTTGCAAGTGTTAAATTGCTTTCAGTAGCATTAAAATATACAAAGTCAGTTTCTATTGCTGGACTTGTTACCAAAGATATTGCATCTATTGCTAGTTCTTCGTTGTTCTCATCTACAATTAGTTCTACGATGTCGTAAGTATCGTGTGCTTTCTCGCACTCTTGTAGGGTATCATATTGGCAATCGCCATCACCCCATTTATACTTTCCATTATCACATTCTTTACAAGGCATAATATTATTTTTAAATTGTTGCTTT